ACTCGGACACAGAATCTTACCTAGATAGTGAGAATGTGAGACGAATACACGTACACGATGACGACGGAGAAACAGACTGACTATGAGAACCCCTGGATTTTTAACGGACACCCTTTTCTATCTGAGGACATTGACGACCATTTCGGTTTTGTCTATTGTATTACAAATCTCCTCAACGGTAAAAGGTACATCGGAAGAAAATACTTTCACCAATTACGAAAACCTAGAGGTGGAGGTAGGAGAGTTAAAAGTGAGAGCGACTGGAAAAAATACTACGGCAGCTCTGCTGAACTTACTGCCGAACGCAAGCAGGTCGGGAATCTCGCCTTTAGACGTGACATATTAAGCCTACATAAAACAAAGGGTCTTACAAACTTTGAAGAGACCCGACAACTTTTTCTCAACAATGTACTTACGGAGGCTATGAACGATGGGACGCCTGCTTTTTACAACTCAAACATCCTGGGTAGGTACATGCGAAAGGACTACTTCAAAACTGGCACAGACGATTGACGCTCCATGAGCAGTCTGCTATAATAACAGGGTAGTCAAGAGAGGTTCCAATGAACGCAGAGTTCTACGAAACTGAATGTATCGAAGATGCATTGATGGATTTGTTCATCGATCATCTGCATCAGTTCGCTGAGCTTGAACAGGACGCTCAGACTACCGCTTGGGTCAGTAGCTCAGCGGATAGAGCAACCGCCTTCTAAGCGGTTGGTCGCAGGTTCAAATCCTGCCTGACCCGTTGCCCTTCGGGGCATTACGGTCCATTAGAGGAAAGTATATGACTACAGCACAACGCTTCTCGTCTCATATTGATATTCTTTGTGAGGCAATTGATCGTCAGGTAGTTCTTGACACCGAGTATCCTACCATTTATAATCAGGTACTGAAACACTATGAGGAGAAAGGAGTCGATTTCTATGGTGATGTAGATGAGGATTATGACATCCTCCTTACTAAACTTGAACAAGACCTTTTTTATTATGAACCAAGTGAAAGTTCTTCTTGAACGTTTTCCCTATCGGTATGTCTCTGTTGGGATGCTCGAAAACGGGCATCCTGACTACCGAATCCAAAAAGCAAATGAGTACACCAAGCGTTACTCAGACATGTATCTTCTAGATAATCAGATGCAACTTCTGACTGCCATGGAAGATTTTGAATATACTAAGTGGTTGGATCCCGACCGCGTTCCCTGTTACATCAAAGACTCAGTATCATCATGACCGTCTATCAAAAAGCAGTAGAAGCACTTAAAGAATGCGTCAAAGACGCTATGGATACCAACGTAGATGCGAGCACACAAAGCGAACTCTGGCGTCACTACCAAGGTATCAAAGCAATCGAAAAGCAACTCGGACGTTCTAGCCTGTCATTCAATCTGGATGCTGTTGACCGTGTGATGGACTCAGCATACGATCCTGACTACAACATCGCTGCTGCAGGTCCTGTTGCTATCGACTTTGGTGATACATATGGAAAGGATGTGATTACCTTCGGTGATTACAAGAGTCAGGAGTACCGTCCTGACTAGTCTTTGCCAATAGACTATAAACTAGATGGTGTTTGGCTGGATGACAGTCGCCTATATGTGTAAAGAGTTTCTCTGTTCTCTAAAATAAAAACAGAGTGGTGGAGTCATTATGACCCTCTTAGAGTTTCCAGTTTCTCTAAAAAACTGGTGGCGAGCCTGCTCTGGGGGTTGACCGCCCCCTTTTTTATATGAGATTCTTAATTGACCAAGTTATTCTAGTCGCACAAATCGACGAAGAAGCATTTAAAGAACTTTCTGACAATGCCTATGAAGCATTGGAAAGGAAGCACAAGCTTCGTGATGATCCTCTTGTATCCCTCAAAGAGGAGTATCTTATGGATATCCCTTACAAGTTTGAAGACTGGTTGGCAAAGACTATTGATCGCTCTTTCATCCTGCACAAGGAGAAGAGAGGTATCTATGGTGCTGATCATACCAATCTGAAGATGAAGGGTCTCTGGGTCAATAGAATGCACAAGGGAGATCAACATTTCCCTCATCAACACGAGAGTTCTTTTTACTCTTTCTCAGCGTATGTAAAGACTACAGACAACGATGCACCATTCATGTTTATCCATAATGACATGGGGCAACCCGTGAATATGGATGAAAACAGTATGGGACATGTCTTGATATTCCCATCGACTTTGATTCACACTGTGTATCCAAAGGTAACCGATGGTGAACGCATTTCAGTTTCAGGAAATGTAATCCTTGAGACTTGACAGAATGTAAAGAAATGCTATATACTCTGTAACAGTTCTTCACATAAGACAATGACCGTAACAACAAATGAATTTGGGCAACAGAATCTGTTTGCTAAAGAACCTCAGATGGTCGTAGAAGAATACAACCGTAAAGGACTGGAGTCTCCCCAACAATATGTTGAGACCTACAATGGTCGCTGGGCGATGATGGGAATCGTTTCTGGTTTCCTTTCCTATGCTATTACGGGTAAGTTTTTCTTTGGCATCTTTTGATGACTGAGGGTCTCTTTACTATCACTAGCATTACATTCTTTGTTCTGCTAGCATACTCTGTACAACAACTATCTGAAACTTACTAGGGGGTGAATCCTATGTTTAACGAAACAGCAGAAAAACTTAATGGTCGTGCAGCAATGATTGGATTCGTTGCAGCAGTCGGATCCTATCTCGCAACTGGACAGGTGATTCCTGGCGTATGGTGAAGAATCACTTCTTGATGTTTACCAAGGACTCATGTGGTCCTTGTGGATTAGTGAAAAGATACATCTATGCTTTGAATGATCCTCGTATTGCCACTATCGAAGAAATCAATCTAGAAGACTTCAGTGACAAACCTATTCCCGAGGAAAATCTTGAAACCGCCAAAAAATATGGAGTAACTGCTACTCCTGTATTGGTTGTTACAGATTCTGAGGGTAACGAGTTGGTTAAATACACAGGTGGCATGGAGATCACACAAAACATTCGCAAAGCCTGGAACGAATATGTCTGAACCTGTAACCGACCTCTACGAAGATATGGCAACCCTGAACGCTCTTTACGAAGAGTTGTGTTGGGACCCAGAGAAACCTCTGGAGTTCAAAGCAGATTTTGATAATGACCAGGTTATCATCAAACTCAAGAGGGACTAAATAAAACTGAATATCGTCGTCGCATGACAACGGGGTAACTGGCACAATCCAGTTCACACCCCGTTTTTTATGTGTTATACTATGTGGGTAGTCTCATGAAAACTATGTCCGTCGTAACAACCCTTGGTGCCCTTACGGTAGGAGCAGGTGCTCTCACCATAGGCATTCAGTCTATCCCTGATGCACCTCCACCTGTGATCGAGATTACCGTTGAACCGTATGAACCTCAATGGATCTTACCAGGTGGCACACCAGCAGAACAATATGTCCTCAAACAACTCCAACAACATACAAAGATCTCGGATCGTAATGCTCTTGCTACAATCCTGGGAAACATTAAACAGGAAAGCAACTTCGTTCCCAACGTATGCGAGGGAGGGGCTAGAGTTTCTTACAGGGATTGCACTCGGGGTGGTTATGGTCTTATTCAGTGGACCTCAGTAGGACGTTATAATAATCTCGGTAAGTTCTGTGAGAAGTTTGCTTGTGACCCTAGCAGTCTTGAGGGTCAGACTCGTTACATGATCAACGAAAGCACGTTCCAACGTTACCTTCCTGAGTTTGAAGGTCGTGGCAAGACAGTTGATCAGTACATGGTTGGTGCTTACTACTGGTTAGGTTGGGGCATCAAAGGATATCGTCAACTCTACGCTTACGATTATCACAATAGACTCGTTCTGGATAAGTAGAAATACTCCAATTTTTGTCTTGACGGGAAAACCGAACTCCTGTATAATAAATAGGTAAACAAATGTAACGGACCTTTACGGATTCGTTACATGACCGACCCCAAACCGAGACCTATAGGGTCGTTAAATACGTCTCTCATATCCTGTCTAAGGGTGGCAGGAAATAGTAACTCCACCATTTCCCTGATGGTCTTACTTTTTGTTTAAATTAAAATGGCTAGTTCAACTCTCTCACGCCAGCAAGGCGTGTCTTCTTGGGAATCATTCTGCGAATGGGTGACTTCCACAAACAACCGTCTCTATGTTGGTTGGTTCGGCGTTCTGATGATCCCTACGCTGCTTGCAGCAACCATCTGTTTCATCGTCGCCTTCATCGCTGCTCCCCCTGTGGACATCGATGGTATTCGTGAACCCGTTGCTGGTTCGCTCATGTATGGTAACAACATCATCTCTGGTGCAGTTGTTCCCTCGTCCAATGCAATCGGACTTCACTTCTACCCCATTTGGGAAGCCGCATCCCTTGATGAATGGCTTTACAACGGTGGTCCTTTCCAACTCGTAGTCTTCCACTTCCTTATCGGCATCTATTCCTACATGGGTCGTGAGTGGGAACTCTCTTACCGTCTCGGTATGCGTCCCTGGATCTGTGTTGCATACTCTGCTCCAGTCGCAGCAGCATCTGCTGTTTTCCTCGTCTATCCTTTCGGTCAAGGTTCTTTCTCTGACGCAATGCCCCTGGGTATCAGTGGTACATTCAACTACATGCTTGTCTTCCAAGCAGAGCACAACATCCTCATGCACCCCTTCCATATGCTCGGCGTAGCAGGTGTGTTCGGTGGTTCACTGTTCAGTGCAATGCACGGTTCTCTGGTTACTTCTTCGCTGGTTCGTGAGACCACCGAAAACGAGTCCCAGAACTATGGTTACAAGTTCGGTCAAGAAGAAGAGACCTACAACATCGTCGCCGCACACGGTTACTTTGGTCGTCTCATCTTCCAATACGCTTCCTTCAACAACTCCCGCTCTCTGCACTTCTTCCTCGCAGCATGGCCTGTTGTCGGTATCTGGTTCACTGCACTTGGTGTCAGCACCATGGCATTCAACCTGAACGGTTTCAACTTCAACCAGTCCATCATGGATGGTCAGGGCAAAGTCCTGAACACCTGGGCAGATGTTCTGAACCGTGCAGGTCTGGGTATGGAAGTTATGCACGAGCGCAATGCTCACAACTTCCCTCTCGACCTTGCTGCTGCTGAGTCTACCCCTGTAGCACTCACCGCACCTACCATCGGTTGATTCCAATCTGTGGTATAATACAGGACCCTTCGGGGTCCTATTTTTTTCCTTATCATTATTAAGATTTATGGCTTACACTGTTACTCTTCAAACCTCTGAAGGTGAAAAGACTATCTCTTGTGAAGACGACCAATACATCCTCGACGCTGCTGATGAAGCAGGTATCGACCTTCCTTACTCCTGCCGTGCTGGTGCTTGCTCTACTTGCGCTGGTAAGATTGTGAGTGGTACTGTCGATCAAGGCGACCAATCTTTCCTGGATGACGATCAGATTGATGCAGGATTCGTGCTTACTTGTGTTGCATATCCTACCTCTGATGTTGTCATTCAAACCGAACAAGAGGATTCCCTGTACTGATGCCTGACATTGCTGAACTTCTGACGTACTACGTCATCACCGCTCTGCTTATCATCGGAGCACCTGGAGTATTTTTCTTTATTGTATTCATGCCTGCTTTGCAGAATACTAAGGGACGTATGGTTGGATACAAGGACCATAAAACTTATGGTGATTCGTCCATTTACGAGAACACACCAAGTGATAACACCAAATACACCTTACAAACTCGCTGAGATCATTCGTGACACTTGGCCACAGTTGTACTGGTTAAAAGATCAAAAAAAGGTAAAATCAAATGACAACAAGTACACTACAACTACCAAGGAGGGGATGGTTTGACATCCTTGATGACTGGCTTAAACGCGACCGCTTTGTCTTTGTGGGTTGGTCTGGATTACTTCTTTTTCCCACTGCTTATATGGCAATTGGTGGCTGGCTTACTGGCA